GATAATTATAATTTAGACATCATCAATAATACTACAAATTTTAATAATGGATATTATCCAGATATTGAATTGATGAGTAAGAGATATCCTAAGATTATCATTAAACTAAATAGTAGAACTGAAGATATTGATAGAATTAGTAGAATCACTAATTTCATTAATAAGTCATTATTATCAAATACTAATGTCTCATCTCAATCTCAGATGTATACTAGATTGAAGAATTATAAGACTACATTCAATGATGATATTGGAATTGTTTGTAAATTCAAATTAACTGTAGTTGGTAGTACTATTGGTTCATCATCAGTAATAACTAAAGAGATCTATACTAAGAAGAATATACAAATCAATACAATGTCTGTTGTAGACTTCTCTAAAGACTTAGCTGAATTTACTTCATATACAGTAAGTATTAGACTAATGGAATTAGATTGTTCTATTATCAATTTATATACGGATCTATCTAATAATAGAAGTCAATATACTGTAGATTCTATGACTAATGTCAAATTAGATAGCTTCTTACGTATATTAGATACAACTAGAAACAGATTAGTGTTGGATAGTATCTCATTAAGAGCATTCATCAATAATTCATATATCAATAAGAGTATTGGAATACCTGATGATTATTGTATTACTGAGATGATTATTCCAATAGAGACTTATAGAATCATTACAACGTCTCTTAATAATATTGATAGTAGAGGATCTATTAAAGTATCACCTAATGAACCAGATCTTGGTTCTATTGGTGGTGTTACTAGATGGGGACAATATACAATATGGGCTAGAAACTATGTTGATATAAATGGACATAGTTCATTCACTGAGAATGTTAATCAGACAACAGATCCACAACGTAGATCAGAAATTGAAAATATTGTATATGGTAATAGACAAAAGAAATATTCATATTTTAACGTATAAATAATATAGAAAGGTGGTATTACATTATGTCAGTTGGAAATACTTATTTAAGTCTTAAATACATTATCGACAACTGTGGTAATGATCCTTCTAGGGGAGATTTATATTATCTCGAAACTGATAAATCAACAGTAGCTGAGACTAATATGGAAGCTAGAGGAGAAGAAACAATCTTCAACCTAGATGGTGATGGTAGAGGAGGTGGAATTATCTAATGGCAATTAATGCTACAGTACATGATGTACTATTAAACACAAAAGAATCTGATACAGATGTGGAAAAAATCATGTTACCTTATACGAGAGCAGAAAATATTATTGGTGGTTTTGATATCATTGGTAATAAGGAAACTGCTAAGTTAAATAGTGCAGGACCATACTTCTTCTTAAAAACTGATGAAGTTGAGTTGAGTGAAGCACAGTTAATTCTTATGACTAAACTTAAGAAGAATCAGTAAGTATAAAAAATGAAGATACTAGTGATTATACTAGTATCTTCATAAGCTTATTTCTTCTTAGCTTTCTTAATGATCTTATTACATCTCTTCTTGATAATCTTATCATCAAATAGATTAAAATAATCAGCGTATATAAAATCACCATCTTTATATGGTATAGCAAAATACTCAAATCTACTATATAACCAATATGTGATAATCCTAAGAAGATTAAGAGTTTTATTCTCTTTCTCAGATGTTAATATAATGAGATGTTTCTCTTTCTTTAACATCTTTTTTAATATCTTAGCAAATGCTAACTTGTTAGTATCCAATGTTTTAAGATACTCCTCAAGATATAATGAATTACTCTTAAGCTTAGTATCTTTCTTGCTGTTAACACACATAACAATGGTTGTTGGATCTGGCATCATTGATGTCATCTTAGTTACTATATCGGTATATCTAGTACCAACTTTAATACGCTTACCAACTACTATTATAGAAGAATCTAGCACAAAATCTGGACCGATTCTAGGACTAAATTCTTCTATAAAGGATTTTGAATCCATTGTTATGATTAGGCTATGCATTAAGATCTGCGGAATGGTACAAATCCACCATCCGCATCAATATCAATACTATCCATATCATCATCTTCATTATCTTCATATGATGGTGTATTAACTACTTCAACTACTTCTGGTTTACGATGAATAGGTTCTTCTTTAACTTCAACCTTTGGTTCAGGAACATAGTTAACCTTAACATCATCATCTTTAGATACATCTGATGATTTCTTATCATTGACATAATCTAAGATAGCTGATTTAATCAAGCTATCAATAGTTAGACACATACCCTGAGATAATGGAATCACTTTCTTACCATTAACCTTCATAGTCTGTGTACTGATATCAATTTCAGCGTTGAGTTCATTACCTTCCACTGATAACTTCTTTAACAGTAAGGTATCTTTATAATCCAAACTACTATTATCTTTGATAGTAAGCTTCCCTTCTGGTATAGGTTTATAGTCTTCTGGAATAGCACGAGTATTACTCATGATGACGCTACTGTAATCTATACCACTAAGCTTTTGCTCTTTAGCAACTCTCTCATAAAAAGTATCAACATCATGTGATACTTCTTCAACAACAGTTGTTGTTTTACGTCTTCCAAACAATGGTTCTCTCTGAGATTCATTAGATTGTCTATTACTAATAATCTGAGCAATAGAATCATCAAATGCTTCAAACTCATCTGCTACTCTCTGACGATCATCATATTCATCTAGTTCCTTTCCAGCAAATTTACTCATATAATACATATATGCTTTCTCATCACCTCTCTGATGAGCTTCTTCTGCTTTCCTGAACATTAATCGTCTGTATGCAATAGCTTCTTCTGAAGTATCAACATCAAATCCGATCTTGTCAATCTTTCTCTTCTTCTTACTCAAATTTCTTCCAAAGATATCTTTCTTACTCATAACATCAATCTCCTTTTATATAATCTATAAATTAGTGTAATGTCGTAAGTGATATAAATTACCACTTACGACATGATTACATCAACTAATTATTAGTACCAGTTTTGATACTGTTATAGTATTGCTCATTTGATGTGATATAATGCTTACCACCTGGTTCATAATCTTCTGGATTAAGTCCCATTGATCTAGCCTTATCCATCAGCTTCTGATACATGACTTTTGGATCTTCCTTCTTGACTTCACCTCTAGCTTTAGCTCTAAGCTCTTTGACGAATTTCTTACGAGCTTTCTTCTCCTCTTTCTTTCTCTGCTCTTCATGCATTTCATAATACTCAGAATATGTGTATTCATAATGCTCTACGACTTCTTCTTCTGGAGCATGAATAACATAGTTGTTATGGAATAGATCACCGATCTCATTCTTCTCATCTTGCTTACTAATTCTCTTACGAATCTGAGCGAATGTATACTTCTTACCACATGATGGACATACTAATCCATTATATCCTTCATCATATACTAATACACTACCAGCTTCACAACTATTACATCTGAACATCTGATATGATGAAGAATAGATATATGCAAAGTCTAATACTACAACTTGACCATCGGATTTTCTAAATCCCCAGTTAGCATAATTCTTATTAGGATCATAGCCAACATCACCAATGAAGAACTTCTCTTCAAACTTTGATAAGATATGGAGAACTGTATTCTTATTAGATACAAACTCATTCTTATCCATTGGGATAACTGGTTCACAAGCTTCGATAAGTCCATCTTGTAAGCACTCATATACTTTAATTACATATGGTTGTAATTTATCAGTATACTTAAACTCACGCTTATTATCTGTCTTACCATGTTCATCAAGAGCTATCTTGAATACGGTATCCTCAATTTGGATACCGATTCTATTAGTTCCATGTCCGAGAAGGAATGCTTTAATCTCATACTTATCTAAAGTATATTCAACTAATCTTCCTTTCTCCTCATTTGTACAAGCACTATATGTAATTGCGAATAAGTCTTGAAGACATTCCATTGGGAAGAACTTCTTAATCTTACTCTTTAACTTAATCTTATCTGCCATGATAATCTCACTCTCCTATTCATTGTATTAGAATTTTATTCTCATTCCACCTAATGCTGATACTGGTTCTCCAGTCTTTTCCATGTGCTTTAATTGCTTATCGTTATGTGATACGATATCCATCATAGCCAAATAACTAGCTAATGCACCTTCGCTTGGAGCTTTCTTCTTCTTAGCCTTCTTAACCTTTGTATTGATTAATGGCTTATCCTTCTTAGCCTTCTTACCTTTCTTCTTAGATTTCTTCCTATCTTCTCTAGGATCATGGTTAATGCTAATATTTCTAAGCTCTTTCTCAGCAGCCTCAATATCTCCACCATGACTATCAATGATCTCATCTCTTAAAGTTGTATACTCAGAAATTAGTTCATTGGTTCTATCCTTGAACTCCTCACTATGATGCTTTGTACGCTTCTTGTCACGTTTCTTTTCCTGCTTCTCTTCATAAGCTAGAGTACCATACTTGAGAGCTCTGCCTCCCCACATCTTCTTAAGATTAAAGCCCTTCTCATCTAGCTTATCAATGGTTCTTCTATCTAAGTATTCGCCACGAGTCATCATCTTACCTCTGTAGTTACCAACCTCTGTCTTATTGAGATACTCTTCCCACTCTCTCTCATAATCACTGATATAATTCTTTCTGAGAGGATTTCCATGGAACTTAGGTTTCTCAACTTCAGTAACCTTATACTTCTTCATAGCTTTAGCACGTGTCTTATCAGCATCCACAATAGCTTGCATAGCTTGTGCACTAGCTTCATCAGATGATACGAATCTCATCATATTATCCATAGCTTCATCAATAGCTTCCCATTGTGCAGATACCTTATCCATTTCTGGATAATACTTCTTATAAAACGCTTTAACCTTCTTACCTGCTGGTTTAACAGTTGCTAATGTCTTACTATATCCTCTCTTCTTAGCGAGTTCTCTTAATTGTCTATGTCTTTCTTTCTCGTCTTTAATGAGATAGATATTTCCAAGCTCCTCACCAAATGCAAATATGATCTTCTCCTCATATGGTAAACCATCTAATGGATCATCATATCCTTCGGTCTCTGATCTTATAAAGTCTTCTGGATCTCTCCATTCATCAGTAACATATTTACCAACTAACTTCCAGTTATAATCCTTTCTATCCTTACCTGTATATCTTGGCATCTTATAGTTATTCAGTATGATATCACCATGTAAGACTTCATAAATGAATTCTTGTGGATCCATTGTATATCTATTATGATATGCAACTTCCTTAAGGTAAGTTAACATAGTTCTACAAGCATAGATGTAATCCACAATATTCTTATATTTGGATTTAAGCTTAGTAACATTCTCCATTGCTAACTTAAACTGTGGATCTAATTTAGGTGGTTCTTTGTGATATTCATCATCAAAGTTTCTTACTGCAACTCCTGAATACATTTCAGCAATCTTTGCTTTTCTCTCAGCGGATAATGGTACGACCTTCTTAAGAATCTCAGTAATAGGTACTTTAGATGTATCATCTTCTCTAACTCTTGCACCAATGATATTTCCATATTCATCTTTCAACTCATCTGGTACATTACAGTTGATTCTGATTCCTGGTTCTGATTTATCACCTCTCAAGATTCTCTGACGTTCTTCCTCTTCTCTCTTAGCTCTAATCATAGCTAACTGTTCCATCATCTCTTGAGCATTGGTAAACATACCCATCTTGAGTCTATCCTCTTTAGATAACTCCTTCTTAGTTGTACCATCTGCATTACAGAATTCGTTATCATCTTTCTTCTCAACTTCCTTCTTAGGTGGTTGAGGTGGTGTTGATGGTTTCTTAGGTTGCTCTTTAGGTGTATTATCAACAACCTTCTTAGCTTGTTGCTTAATGAGTTCATCACCATTGATAACTTCAACTTCTTTCTTAGGTGGTTGAGGAGTAGGTGCTGATTTCTTAGATACATTGTCAACAGGTTTCTTAGCTGATTCTTCTACAACCTTCTTAACAGGATATACTACTCTATCAAATACACTATCATCTTCTTCCTTAGGTTGTTGAGGTGTAGGTGTTGATTTCTTAGGTACATTGTCAGCAGGTTTCTTAACCTCTTCTTTCACAACCTTCTTAGGTGGTTGAGGTGGTGTTGGTATTGATGGTTTCTTAGGTACATTATCAACAGGTTTCTTAGGTTGTTCTTTCACAACCTTCTTAACAGGATCAGAGACTTTCTTAGGTGTTTCATTAGTCACTTTACCAGATGATGTATCAATTGTAATAATACCTTCTTCTTTAGCTCTATCTTTATCTAGGTTCTCAATAGTTACTACTGCACCTTTTCCATATAGCTTCTCAGCTTGTCTTCTCAACTCCTTTTCTTTCATAGCTTTCATTTCAGCCATAGCTTTCTGAGCTAAGTATTGACCAGCACTCATTCCAGTACCATCACTTGAAACATACGAAGTCTTAACTCCATTAATCTCAACTTCATGTACTTGAACTCCTTTAGGAAGTCCATTATTAGATTCTTCAACTACTTCAGCATCAGATTCTTCTTTCTTATCCTTTGATGATTGTGGAATGATATTTCCATTAACTACTTTGAGATTATCATAATCTGCATCATCATCTTCTACTGATTGCGGAACGATGTATCTATCTCTAGGTTTATCATCTTCTTCCTCTTCATCAACTTCTATAGCTGGTTCATCGGCAACAATATCATCTACATAGTCTTCTTCCCATGGTAATGGTCCATCATAATCTGTATTATTACCACCATCTGGAATATCCTCACCACGCATCATAGCCATCATTAAATCCCCTGCATTGAATTTAATATCATCTACTCCAGCCATCATTGCTTCATACAACTCTTCATCAGACATATCAGATTCATCATCTTCGTCTTCATCAGATTCGTCATCATCTTCCACTATTTGCTGATATCTTTCAAGTGCCTTATGTTCTGACTTTGAACGAGCTTCGGTATCGTTGAAATCATAAATCACCTGTTTAGATGCTGAATCTAAACGATCTTTCAATTCACATAACCTATCACTTCCAGGTACATTATCTGATTCTTCGTCAGAGTCATCTTCATCATCTGAGTTATCGAAGTCCTTCATATCTACTCCAGAATTATCATAGTCATCATCTTCATCATCAGCATATGGATCTGGAACATCAAATAACTCATATAAGTTATCTTCTTCTGTTACATCACCATCTGCTAACATTTGCTGATATCTTTCAAGTGCCATATACTCGAACTTTGAACGACTTTCAATGTCTTTGCACTTATCGTACTTCTTAAGTTCAAATGCTGACAATAAGCAATTCTTCAATTCACATAGTCTATTGCTTCCAGGCACTTTATTTGTTATAGCTTCAATAAGCTTACCTTTATAAGTATCTGTATTCATTTCCACATTCTCCTCATCAATAACTTTGTTATCAACTTGAGATTCTTCAACTACTTTAGGTGTATCAACTTCTTCTACTACTTCCACTGGTTGAGGTTCTTCAATTACTGGTTTCTCAAGCTTTCTAGGTGGGTAATATGTTAAGTGTGGTACTCTACCTTCTTTAGTAGCTAAATCAATCTCATCATACTTCTCAATGATCTCTTCAATAGTATCATCTTTGATATATTCCTCAGCCATCTTAATGACTTCTTCGGAATTTTCTTTATCATCAATAATCTTCTTAAGATCTCTTTGTCTCTCTCTATTGATAATCAATAACTTCTCTCTCCAATATCTATCATTATGTCTATTACCGATAATATCAGATGGATCATAATTATCTCTATCAAACACCTTATACATATCATCTGGTGTTAACTTTGATTTCTTCTTTGACTGCTCATAGATTTTTGACATAGATACAATCGTATCATCATCAACATCTTTTGAGTTTAATACTGCATCAGCGTTTGCTGTAAAGACATTATTATGAGATACTGGAATATCATCGTCATCATCTTCGTCTTCATCATCATCGTCATCAGAATCATTCAATTCTGGATATCCTTCGGCTGCTGATTTAACTCTATCAGAAACACTATAACCGAAATAATCATCTCCATCATCAATGTCTTCTTGATCCTTTCCAGCATATACACAATCATTGTAGAATCTAGGTTTAGTTAGATTACCATTAATCTCAACAGAATCACCCACACCAAATGATACGATATTACCATCATCAGTAAAATATGTGTTGAAATTATTTCCATCAAATGAATCCATTAATAAGTCACAAGCTGAATCATAACCTCTACCATCTGGACCAACAACTTCATTAAGATGTTCATTCTTATTGAATGAATTTACTTTACTAAATGCACTAATCTCATCAAAGTCTGTAAATACTTTGTATTGAGTAATCTCATCATTCATCATTGTGTAAACATCATCGAATCCATATTTGATTCTTTCGCTCTCTAAGAAATCGTCTGGAATATCTTCACTAACTAAAGTACTCCAATCGAGATTATTGATATCTATAGCAATATCATCAAGATTATTAAATTTATATCCTAATGAATTACTCTTAATGAAATTAGGATCTCTTAATTCACTATCTGGACTATTCAAAATTCCCTCCACATAAAATAGATTACATAACTCAAGTTTCTTGAGTAATACGTGTTCACCCTTAGCTAATGCTTCATCGAGTGTTTCACCTTCATCATTAGCATAACCATAGATGATATCACCATCACCTGATTCAAAGAGTGCTTGATACTTATACTCGTCCTCATCAATTTCTGCTACTTCCATGATAAGATCTTCATAGAATCCTTCACCATAAGCAACATGGTCATATCTCTCTAAGAACTCATCTCTTTGCATAGCTTCTTCTTCTTTAGGTGTAGCATACTTACGATTACGGATTACTGGAACCCAACGTCTTCGTTCTGCATACTTGATATCTTCACCTAATTTATATAAGACAGTATCATAT